TAATTATATAAAGATGGGTCATTTTGATAAACCATTAAATTATTAAAATATTTATCTAAGACATCGTCAATATTTTTAATTCCATCAGTATCGCTATATATTGACCAAATAAAAATTCTTAAATTAAATACTTCGTATTGATAAAAATCTTTAGAATCAATTAAAGTTTTTATAAATGTTTTTTTACCAGCAGCAGTTAAAGTTGAATTTTCAACATAACTTCTTGGCATTTCAAAATAGTTAAAAGAATTTAAAGAATCCGAAGAAATTGAAAAATAAATATAATTTCCCAAATTCGGAATTGAAATTTTTAATGGAAATTGTCCGTTCGCTCCACCTTCAGTTGGATCAAAAGTTTTATTTACATAAATTGTAAATTTGGGTATTTCAATTGTAGTCAAAAATACATTTTCGCTTTCTATTGGAGATAAATCGAAAGCCTTATCTAATAAAGCTCTCGCATCGAATGATGCATTTAATAGATCTAAATAAGCATATGAAGAATATTTAGGATGATAGGAAGTTATTTTTATGCCAGATGCAAAATTAGCGTTATCAATTTCATCGCTTGAACTTCCAACATTTATAGTTCTATAAACAGACTGAACCATTCCATCCACACTAGATGTAGATGCATCTTTTCCAGAAGGATTATTTGGTCTATTTTTTTCTGCAAAAGTAGTTTTATTATCGTTCCAAAAATCTTTTAGTATTGTTTTTAGAAAGGTTATTGATATTTTTTGAGTTTTAGTGGAAGATGTTTCTTTAATTGGTGCGTCATTCAAATAAATGCCTTCAAAAATATTTTCTTCATATATTTTTTTTCCATTTTTATTCACTAATCCTTCAATTGGGCCATCAGAAATTAAATCAATCAATTCCGCATAGGAAAAAGAATTAATTGATGAAATTTCACCCATTTGCGGTGGCGCTAAAACCGCTGGATATTGAATAATTGTAGGTGGAACTGGCGGTGGTGGAGGTTTCGGACTCATGAAACCACCAGCTCCAATTATTGTCAAATTATTTTTTTTAACTAAATGTTTCATTTTAATTTGCTAAAAATTCAGAAAACAATACCATAGATTCGCCACGCGCAAATTCATCTCGATAAGTTGCATTTGTATTATAATTTAAAACAGATGAAAATATAACCGAAGAACTTGTTTTCATTTTTCCATAACCAATTGGGATTGATGAACCTTGTTCAGAAGTGTTCATGTTATTACTAAATACATAGCTTTTTCCAGCAGCCTCAATTGCTGCAGAAGCTCCACCAACAGCTATATTTTTTTGAACATATGAACTTTGATTTTTACCCATCAATGAATTGACCAAAAATTGAATACCTAGAGAAACTCCTAAATTAACTAAACCTGCTACTATTGAACCAAATGAACTTAATTGACCAGCTGCATTTACTAACCCTAAACCTACGGCAATAAGTTCTCCACTACCACATATAATTGGAACAATATGAATAGAATTAATTATTTTTTTTTCAATCAATTGATTTTTATTTTCTATTTTTTCGCCATTTACAATCATGCAATAATGTACCCCATCCTTACTTAAGGATGAAATTTTTTGTAAAAATCCATTTCTATTAGAATCAATACCCCTTAAAGCGGATACTGCATTATTTATTTTTAATTTAAAAAATTTTCCAAAAATCTGAGCTAATTCTCCGTATATATGTATATTAGTCATAAATATTAATATAATTAATTAAAGAAGATTCGCCTTCTTCTAGGAATTTAATATTTGTTGGAAAACTTTTTACTGAAATTGCTATGACTTTAGAATTAGCTTTAAATCGTCCATAACCCAAATCAACAATAGCTCCTTGAGTTGAAACATTTTGCTGATTAGAAAATATATAGCTTTGAGTTTCAGCACCTAATTGACTATAGGCTCCACCCATTGCTATTTTAGCTGGTTGCTGTTCTTTTTGAGGTTTCATCGCCGCCATCATGCCCATTGAAAAGGCATTCATTAAAAGACTTGCCCCAAGACTCCACATTCCAAAATAAAAAGCCGCTACCGCTAATACTACTAAAACTGCGGTAACAATCCATTTCCACGCTTTTCCACTACCACCAATGGCTGGAAGAATATGAATTGTTTTATTTTTTTTATCAATTTCGAGGCAATAATTATATTTATTGCTATTTAATTCTGCAACTTTTTTTCTAAATCCACTTTTAATAGCATCTATTGCATTTAAAACATCATTTACTTTTCCTAAATGAATTTTAATTGTATGTCCAAATTCTTTTGACAAAATTCCATATAATTTTACAGTAGTCACATTAATTCCTTTAACCTTTGTATAGTATTTACATCATAATCTTTGTATTTGGGTTCATAAATAAAAAATTTTTCACTACAAATTGAATATATTATGAATGGCAGACAACAATTTTCAGATGTTTTTTCATCAAATTCAGAAGGTTTTTCACAACCAGTCAGATGGCTATGGAAAACTGCAATCATTTTAAAACTATTTAAAAATTGCAAATATTCATAAGGATCTATTATGAAATATAAATCTGGATTCTTTGAACGATTTTGCATTTTTCTATAAACAATTTTATTTTCTTTATTCAACCCAATCAACGCACATAATTCTGCAAAAAGGCTTGATTCGGACTCTTTTTTTAAAAAATATATAAAATTTTCAATTTTATCAAAAAAAACGTCCATACTATTGATATTGAAACTTATCAGTACCTGGAAATCCACCGAATGGCATTATATTATTTACTACATCTGAATCGTTATAAGCTGCATAGCCTAAAAACGAAACATACGGAGAGTTTAAAAATCTTTTTTTGCAAGCTTTTATCGTTTTCGAACAACCATCTTTTTCCCAAAATTCGTATGATTTATCTGGAGTTATGAATTTAGACGATAAATGATTTTTTACGCATACGAAAAAAGTTCTAGGTGGATCTTTAAATCCATTAAAATCGGCATTTTCAATAAAAGCTATATCACCTATTGAATAGTTCTTATCCAAAGACCATTTAAATTTTTGAATTGTTTCTTCATAAGTTTGATTTACAAATTGATTTACGTTATTTCTTAAATGATTTTCCGAAGATGGACTTGCTGAAAAATCAGAATCATCCTCTTTGCATATTAAATCTCCTTGGTAACCGCAACCAGCTCCCCTATACTGCCAATAACAGTATCTTCCATAAATAGATCTAGTAGCAGTTTCTAAACTCTCCAAATCAAATGGAGTAATTAACTCAAATTGAATTATTTGTTTGTTTTCTACAATTTTTTGAGATATTAGATATCTTTCCTGAGAAATGTAAGCTAATGGATCTGGAGTTCCAAAAGGATTTTCTAAATTTTCAAAGTTAGCCGCATCTAGATGTTTTAAAAACAACCTTATTCTAATAAATTTACCATTTCTAAAATCAGAAAAATCTCTTAAAATATTTGATATTGTATAATCGACGTTTGCAACTGTAATTTTAGGGCGAGGCAATCTGCCAACAATATTCGCTTCAAAACCTTCGACTTCAATTGCAGAAGCATAATATTCACTATTGTTCCAAACAATATTTTTTAGAATGTCATTTGTGCCAGCATGAAATCTAAATGGCTCTTGGTCCACATCAAAGTAAAGTTCGTATAATTCAATAATTGATGAGGGCTCCAAATCAATTAAAGATTTTCCAACTTCTTTTCTAGCTATTTTCCCTAATTCTTCTCTTGTGGCCATAATTAATAATAATTTAAGATTGACTTTTTCCCACACAGATTTACACTAGTATTATATGGGCTTTAGAAGCAGGTACGATTATACTGGAAGATGTCAAGAAATGGGGGAGTCTGCAGAAAAGATTTTTGAAGGCTTGGCTAAAGAAAAAAAATTAAATCCAATTGCTGCAACAAGAAAACAGCAAATTACTCATATAGATTTTATTTTGACTGCTAAAAATGGGAGTAAATATTTTGTTGACGTAAAAGCTAGAAAAAGAAGCGCAAGAAATAATTCTAAGATAAGTGATGATTTAATTTGGATTGAATTCAAAAATGTGGCAGGAAATAATGGTTGGCTATACGGTTCCGCCGACTATATAGCCTTTGAAAGAGAAAATGATTTCGTAATAGTTTCTCGACTTAATTTAGTCACATTATGCGAAAGAATTGTTAATTTAAATTCTTTTACTAAAGATCCGAAAGATGCATTGTATAAACTGTATACTCGTACAGATAGAAAAGATAAAATATGCATGATTAAAATGGAAGATATTCTAAATAATATTAAAACAACAATATGGCAAAAATCTCAGCAGATTTAAAAGTAATAGGCACAAACGGCTTGTTAAAGGATTGGCTAGATAAAGAATTTAAAGCTTTCTCTATTAGTGTTAATGAAAATAAATGCATTTTATGCAAAATGTGGGCAAATGAACTTTTGGAAGAGATTTATTTTAATCAAAATCCAAAAATTGAATTTACAATTCATGGAATCACAATCGAAGGTTTAGCTCAAGTAGGTTATTTAATAGGAAATATTAAAGTGCTTTTAACCAACATAAATAAATGAAAGAAATGCTTTCTTACAAAGATGTAGTTTTTCTTCCGAATTATTCGGAGGTTAAATCTAGAGATAATTTATCAACAGAAATAGATTTTCTTGGAACAAAATTTAAATTACCAGTTTTGCCAGCAAATATGGCATGTACGGTAGATTTTGAATGGGCAGCAACTCTTGGCGAACGAGGATATTTTTATATTTTGCATAGGTTTTATGATTACAAAGAGATATGCGAATGGTTAAACAAAAAAAATTATTCTAAATTTCCATTAAGCATAAGTATAGGAGTTAAAGATGCGGACTACGATTTTTTAGAAAATTTATCTGAAAATAATTACAAAGTTGACTTTGTGACAATTGATGTAGCTCATGGTCATAATATTGCAGTTAAAAATATATGCAAATTCTTTCATCATTTACCTTGGATAAAAAAACCAAAATTAATTGTTGGTAACGTAGGTTCAATTTCGGGCGCAAAAGATTTGATTGAATGGGGCGCAGATGCAATTAAAGTTGGCCTTTCAATGGGTGCAGCTTGCACAACTTATAATAATACTGGTGTAGGCACGCCAATGTATTCCATTATTGCTGAAATTAAAGAAGCAATGGAAAATAAAATCATGACCAAAGTTCCAATCATTGCTGATGGACAAGTCAGAGAAATTGGTGATGCTTGCAAAGCTCTCCATGCTGGCGCAGAAATGGTAATGGTTGGAGGAATGTTTGCGGCTTGCTATGATAGTGCCGCTCCTATCAATGGTAACAAAAAAGTTTTCTACGGTTCCGCTTCTGCAAAAAATAAAGGAGAAAAAAAATATGTTGAAGGTAAAGAAAGTTTAATTGAAATTTCTGAAGATTCAACTCTTGATCTTTTAAATAAATTCGAACAAGGAATTAAATCATCAATGTCATACGCTGGAGCATCATCTCCATACGAATTGTGTAAAATGGAAGTAAGGAAAAGAGTATGACTCCCGAAATTAAAAACAAAATACAAAGAATTTTAAACTATATAGAATCTGGCTCGCAAAATGGAAATTATGCGGCCATTTCTCTATATAAGGATGGCCCCAATCAAATCAAACAAATTACATTTGGCAAAAGCCAAACAACAGAATGGGGCAATTTAAATAAATTAATATCACTATATGTTCAAAAAGATGGCAAATTTGCAGATGAATTGAAGCCGTATCTACAAAAGATCGGTAAAGTTTCAGTAGTCGATGATGCAAATTTACTTTCTCTTTTAAAAGGTTCTGGCTTAGATCCAATCATGCAAGAATCTCAAGATGAATTTTTTGATGAACATTATTGGAAACCTGCTGTAAAATGGTTCGAGTCAAATAAATTTACTCTTCCACTTTCCATGCTTGTGATTTATGATTCTTTCATTCATTCTGGTAGCATTTTGAGCTTTTTAAGGAATAAATTTTCTGCTTCAATTCCCTCTAAAGGTGGAGATGAAAAAGAATGGATCGTTTCCTACTTGAAGGTAAGGCATGAATGGCTCAAGAATCACTCGAATCCAATCCTCAGAAAAACAATTTATAGAACAAGAGATATGCTTACAGCAGTACAAAAAGAAAACTGGGATCTTGAGCAGGTCTATTTCTGCAATGGCGAAAATATCGCTTGACTTTTAAAAATGTCCGATGTATTATCTTGCACATATATACGAAATTTATGAATGAAGAAATCCCTACAATCAGCGAAGCAATTAGTAAAGCAAATTCAGCTCAAGTAGATTGCCTTTGGGCCATCTTGAAATATAAAGAAATTGGCATCCTGCGCAAAATCAAGTGCATGGCCGAAGTTCTTAATTTTGATCTGGATTTGGCTTGCAAGGAATTACCAATTAATGAAAACGGTTTCATTGTAGACTACAAGAGTCGTCACATGATTCACGATATCCTTCTTGGTAAGTCTAAACAACTTGCTGGAAGAATTTAAAAAAATGGAAGAAAAGTCAGTTCCTAAATTTGATGATTTGGTTTCTGTTGTAAGTTACGAAATCCTTGATGGCAAGGATGAATATATAACTGCATATAGTGCCGTTTTAAAAAAGAATACAAATGGTCGTCTTGATGGCCTTAAAATGGCTAGAGACACTCTAAAGTATCGTCCAGATTATAGACTTTATGAAGTTTATTCTAACGGATACAGGAAACTGATTGATTAATTTAATCGCAGGTTGGACAAGAGGTTAAGTCGTTTGGCTCATAACCAAAAGATCGGGGGTTCAAATCCCTCACCTGCAACCACTTTCGAGTAACCACAAACCCACTGGTAGTAGGAGGGGCTGTAATTGGAATGTAGCAGCCTGTAATTCCTGCTCGAAAGCGACACATGCCTCCCTGTGAATACGGGGTGCTTGGTCTGGGTTTCCAGACGCTGAGTTGTGCGACTAATCGGAGAGACGATTTTTAATTAGCTCGTCCACCATGTGTGGAAGGAGCAACGAGGTCACTATGTGACTTCAGCCTTGCGACACCTGCTAGTGGCTCCATGCCGCTAGGTTGAGTCTGCGCTTGTTAGTTGCGTGGACTAAATCAGTGGTGTGACACTGGGAGAGACTAGATAATTTTAATAGGAGTGCGGCGAAGTTGGAGAGTCGCAGCAGACTGTAAATCTGTTACCTTTTGGTTGAGTCCGTTCGAATCGGTCCACTCCTACTTTTTTATATAGATTATATGGCTCATTTACAACAACAACAATATATTCAATCAGTTAAAGATAGATTTCCAAAACATTTTGCTAATATAGATGTATTGGACATTGGATCATTAGATGTTAATGGAAATAATAGAGGTTATTTTAATAATTGCAATTATTTGGGAATTGATATAGCTTCGGGAAATAATGTAGATATTGTATCTACAGGCCACGAATATAAATCTGAAAAGTTGTATGATACAATCATTAGCACAGAATGTTTTGAGCACGATAAATTTTATTCGCTTACTTTAAAAAATTGTATAAACTTATTAAAGTCTGGAGGAATGTTTGTGTTTACTTGCGCTACAACTGGTAGACCAGAACATGGAACTAGAAGAACGTCTCCACAAAGTTCTCCATTAACAGTTCAAATAGAAGATTGGCAAGATTATTATAAAAATTTAACTGAAGAAGATATACGGAACGCACTAGAAATAAATTTGATTTTTTCTTCGTATGAATTTAAAATTGGATATGAGACTTGCGATCTTTATTTTTACGGAATTAAAATTTAAATCCTGTGTAGCTCAATGGTAGAGCGCCTCGCTGTTAACGAGGATGTTGTAGGTTCGAGTCCTACCGCAGGAGCTTTTTTGTGTAAAATTATCATATGCAAATTTTCACTGAAAAATGGACCGATCTCCATAATGAAATAGATTTAAATTCATTAAATGATGATTCTAATAAAGATGGTTTTGTTAGAATGGATTTAGCAATGCCGAAATTATATGTACCCAAGTATTATTTGAGTACAAATGGATATTTAAAAGATCAAAAATTTTCAATAGATATAAACGGTTCTAAAAAAACGTCAAACGGAGAAGTTTATTTGAAATATGGATATTTTGTAATGAATAATGTTCATTTTTCAGATCAATATTTTTTTATAAAAGAAAATAAATATCAAGATTACAACTTTGGAATTGTTGACAATAATCCAGAAAAGTCACTTGGACGTTTTTTGCCAGAGGCAGAAATTAAAAAAGATTTAAATCAATCAATAATAATTGAGGAACCTTGCTTTTTATGCTTACCTTCTAGGGGTCACTACCCAAACTATGGGGCATTTTTAAGCCAAGTTACAACTCAAATTCATGAGTTTAGAAAAATTAATAAAACAATAAAAATTGCAGTAAATAAAACTTTAAAATGGCAAAATACTTTATTAAAGTATTTTTTTCCAGATTTAGATTTTATTGAGATTGATGTTTGGCCGATGAAAAATAGTCTTTTTTTTAAAAAAATTGTAACATCTTTTGCAAAAGGCGCTACTATTTTATCTAAAAACGATATAGATTTTTTTAAAAAAAATAGCTTTCATAAAGATTCGAATCGAAGAATTTTCTTATCAAGATTAAAACAGAATGGAAGAAAATTAGTGAACGAAGATAAGGTTGTTGATTTCTTAAAAAGCAAAAATTTTGAAATTATCTTCCCAGAAGAAAAAGATACTCGACAAATTGCAGAAATTTTAGGCGAAGCGGAATATGTTTTTGGAACTGGTGGAGCTGGAATGTTCAATTCCATATTTTGCAAACCAAATACTAAATTTCTATCGATAGAAGGCGGAAGATGGGCAACCGTACATTCAAAAATGTTTAGTGCAATTGGATTAGACTATTCAATAATACAACCGCACCCAACCTTACCCTTAGATCAAATTAAAAATTTGGGACAATGTGAATCTTATGTTAATATTGATGAGTTTATTAATTTCGTAGAAACAAATTACAATTTGTAACATGGGTCTAGAAAAAGCAATTCTTCATAAGAAAGAAAAAAGAAAACCCTATAGATACTCTCAAAGGTTTGACTATTCCTGTCGGAATCATGGTTCATGCCCTTGGTGTTTACATAATCGCACTTATTCGCATTTTAAGAACAAATTAATTTGCTTAGAAAAGCTGAAAGAATTTAACAATGAACAAAAGAATAGACAAGATTGATTGGTGGCTTGAATTAGCAGATGTCGCTTCAAAACGAAGCGAAGATCCTTACCATAAAGTTGGTGCAGTAGCAATTAGAGACGATGGCTCAATTGCTGGTGTTAGCTACAATGGCGCACCACCTAAAATAGAAATCGATTGGTCAGATCGAGAAAAAAGAAGACAATTTGTTATACATGCGGAAACAAATTTATTAAGGTATATAAAACCCCAAGAATGTCCAAATGTTGCGGTTACCTTGGCTCCTTGTTACGATTGTTTAAAAAATTTGGCATCTTATGGAGTTAAAAAGATTTATTTTAAATCTTTTTATGATAAATGTGATAAATCAATACTTGCAAAAATGGCTCATATTTACAAAATAGAATTATATCATTGTTCTTAATTTTTTTAAATTTTTTACTATTTATTGTTGTAATATTTAGTATATAAATGAAAGACTATATACTGTGGGCAGAAAAACCAAAAATAAATCTAGATTTAGATGAGTTGGGTCTAAAAGAATTAGCTAAAATTATTTCTTACTGTGGTAGTAACTCTGGAAATTTAATATACGTAAGAGGATTGCAAAAAATTTTAACTACAGATACTTTATTTTCTAATTGGAATAGTTTTCCAAATGATTCTAAAAATTTAATTTTTCCAGCTGCAAACCAATTAAGCAAAAGAACTAATTTGCTTGATTTAAAAAATGCTTGGCAAAAATATAATAAAAATATAATTGTAGTTTCTTTGGGTTTGCAAGCTAGATTAAACGAACATAATTTAAATTTAACCAATGGAACTCAAGAGTGGTTAAAATTTTTAATAAAAAATACTGAATCTAAAAAATCTTTCATTTCAGTTAGGGGAAATCAAACAAAAGATTTCATTGATAAATTTAATGGCGGAAAGGTTATTGCAAAAGTCACTGGTTGCCCATCTCAATTTATATCAAATCCAGAAGAAATTTTAGATTCTGTTTATGAGAAAATTCAAAAACCATTAAACACTTTAACTGTGAATGCTGCTCATTGGGCGTGGAATTTCTTTTACAAATATGAAAAAATTTTTGCGGAAGAAATTTGCAAAAATGATGGAGCATATTTAGTTCAAGCTCCAGTAGAAAGCATTATTTCAGTTCTATTAAAGAAAAATGATGACAAAATAATATCGACTGAAGATTTAAGTCTTCCGTTAGATATGCAGAACATAGATGCTTCAAACTTTTTTCATAATAAATCTAAATTTTTTATAGAAGTTGATAATTGGATGAATTTTTTAAAAAATTATGATTACAATATAGGTTGTAGAATACATGGATGTATGGCGTCTTTTGCTGCTGGAATTCCATCGTTTTTATTTGTTACTGATAGAAGAACTCAAGAATTTGCAGAAACAATGAATCTTCCTCACACACAAGATCTATCATTAAGTGATCCAATTAATTATGCAAAAGAAAAATTAAAAACGCATGACTTTAAATCTATGATACATAAATGGAGAAATAACGCAAAAGTCTTCAAAGAACTATTTGATATAAACGAAGTAGATTTAAATAAAGATTTTTTAAATTCATGGGTTAAATAATATGTCAAAAAAATATATAACAACTCCAAATGATTTTGATCCAAACATTTACACATACATAAATAAAG